AACTATCAACACCGCTTATTGCTTTCACTTTTAAACCATTTATAAATACCTCTCCATTAGTAGCGGTATTTCTAGTAGTAGCACTAACATTGTTAGTTTGAGACGTTATATCTTTAATTGCATCGGCTTTGCCTTGCTCATAAAAATGCTCTGCTATAGTGTCAGCGTTTCTCGCGGCATATAATGCTTTATGATAACCAGCTGTATCGTTTACGTTGCCATCTTTATCTAGGAACTTCCCAATAAAAGAAGTCAAGTCAGCTTGCTTTTCAGCAACGTTGCTTGGATTAGATACTCCATACTTAAATTTATATTCACCAATTTTAAAATCGAAGCCCTCGAAGTCTTGGTTAAAAAATTTACTAGTACTTTGTTTAAATTCCTCCCTACGTTGTGTAGCAGCATCTTGTTCTTTGTTATATCGGTTGAAGAAGTCTAATGCTTTCTGTTGTTCAGCAGTTGTACCAGGTCTTAACTTAAGATCGTCGTAATACTGCTCTTTCAGGTTGTTCATAAATGAACTAGCATTCGCTACCTCTTCTTTCATCGCAAGCTTTTTCTTGCGAATATCTTTTTCCTCATCTTCGTCTTCATCCCAAGAAAACTTATCTTCTAATATAAAGTTTATCTCTTCGTTGTTTAAGTGAGGCTTAGTCTTTTTATAAAATTCTCTTAATAGATCATCGTCTTTTATATTTGAATAATCAACGTTTAATCTTGCGTAATCCTGTATATCTCCACCTGTTTCATTCATAAAATTAACTAATTTTTGAATGTTCTCAGGCATTTTAACCACAGGTTTTACAGGTTCTTTTTCTGTTATATTTTCTTCTGATTTTGGTTCTTCAACTTTTTCAACTCTTTTAATTAGGTTTTCTTTTTTTTCTTCAACCTTTTCTTCAGTTTTTGATTCAACCTTTTCTTCAGTTTTCTCTTCGTTTTGTTTTAGTTTAACCTTGTATACTGCACTTTCTTTTCTTTTAGATAAGTTTGTAGGTTTCTTTACTTTAAGAGGCTCTTTAGTCTCTTTTTCTTCTTTTAATTCTGACATAATATAATATAATAATTAATAATCTATATAGCTTCACCAACACCAGGAGTGCCTTGCTCGAAGTCTATGGGTGCGCTGTTTCCATCACGCTGGTTTATCATTTGACTCTGTTGAGTCGCTTGCAATTTCGTTCTATTGTCTTTTCTATCTTCAATTTCTTTTTCTCTTTTACTAGCTTGACCCATTTCAGCTTGCTTTAATTGCATATCAAACTCAAATTGTTGTTGAGCTAGTTGCTGCTTAATTTGAAGCTCCGTTTGCATTCTCTGAGTCTCAAACTGTGACTTAGCTTGTTCTATTTGAATAGTTGTTTGAGCTATAGCTTGTTGCTTTTGGACCTCATTCATAGCTGCTTTTTCAGCCGACTCAGCATTAGCCTGCGCTTGTGCTTGAATATTCTGCTGTTGCATTTGTTGATCCTTTTCTTGCTTTTTAATCCTTCTTTGTTTTAGAAGTTGGTTAGCTAGTTTTAAATTTTTAACCTCTCTTATATCTATAGCATCTTCTAAGAATATTTGATTTTGTTGTAAAGCCATTTGTATGTTTTGTTCTAACATAGCTTTTTCCTCTTCGTCTGGTTCTAGCTCTAAGAATATACCAAAATCAGCACTGCTGTTTTGTTCTATTTCTTCTAACGTTTTAACATTAAATACTGATATACTACTTTCTAAAGCTTGTTTTAATAATGGATATTTTAAACTATCAATAACTCTTCTACATATATTTTCAGCTGTTTTAACAGTTAAGTATAAGCTAGACTGTAATATATGTCTTGTTGCTACGTTTGAATTTGCAGCAGCTAATTTTTGTAAACCAACTAATGACTGTTTATCTTGCATAGACCCATCTCTAGCTTCATTAAGTCCGGTTACATCTCTTATCATTTGTAAGTAATATTGATAAGTTTGAATAAGAGACGCCATTTTTTGTTGGCCACTACCTGTTTGTAATTCTTGTATTGGAACTTTACCATGGTTCATTTCACCATCTTGAGTTAAAGATCTACCTACAATACTACCAGTTTGAAAATACATGTTTAAAGCTTCTCTAGGATTATAGTTAGTTCCATTACCCAAATCAACTTCTGCTAATCCGTCAACATCTAAATACACACCATCTGGAACTACTCTAGATAATACCTGTTGTATTTTAAGATGTGTAAGTTGGATCATATCTGCAAAACCTGTTATTCTGCTAACTAAACTTTCTATTCTGCCCTTATACATTCTAGGAGCACATATGTTATAGTTCATATGAACCCTAGTCTTATCAGCGTTAGGTCTGCTTAAGTTTTCAGCTAACTTCCACTCTAACATCAAAGGGTGACCAAGAATTTTAGCGCCTGAGTATATTACCTCTATAGATCTTGAAACCTTTTTAAAAGAATCGTTTTCAGGTGGATTGAAATCTCCAGATTTTTGAACAACTTTTTCTAAACCATTTTTAGTTTTCTTTAATTTAAAAACCTGATCTATATAAGTTTTATATTCAAAATATAATATTTGAGCAGTTTGATCATCATTTCTACCATTCCAATTCCTTAAGTATTCAGAATTACCATGGTACTTTTGTATCTGTTCTAGTTCATCATCGGTTAAGTGAGGAAACTCTGTTTTAATTTCTGACAAAGCAACATTTTTTACCTCACCAACATAATATAAATCTTCAAAGTTAGGATCGTCTGTATAAGAATAAACTAAATTAGCTGGATCAACGTATTGAACCTTCACACCTCTCATCTTATCCCAGCTAGTTTTAACGGCTCCTATACCTAAAACGCAAAGATCGTAATTAACTCTTTTATTTATATTGTCATATTTATTAAAGTCCATGACGTTTGAAATAAGTTCTTCTTGAGCTATTTCTATGGACTGTTTGTAATCTAACTGCAAATGAAGTTTTATATCTTCATCACTTTGTAAACCAAGCTTTTTCACGGAAGGATCTCTCATTTCCATTCCTGTAGTTTGTTCTATAGATTGTAAAAGTTCTCTAGCTTTTAAATCTCTATCTAGCTTTTTAGCATAATCTGTTCTTTTCTTAATTGATGTTGGATCTTGAGCAAAAGCGTTTATATCATAATTTCTACTAGATATTCCATTAACAACTATATCCACAAATTTTGATATAACAGGTACTGGTTGCCAATCTAAATTAAGATAAGACAAATCACCATCTATAGCTAATTCATCTTTATATTTCTGTATAGGTTGCTCACCTCTAGCATACAACCTTAATCTATGATAGTTTTGAAAATTAGTAGCATATCTATAACCTAACCCTCTATAGTTTCTAAACCATTCACCTTCTATAGCTCTACCAACTTGTAAACCATAGTCATTACTACTCTTTTCACTCTCTGGTACTACCTGATCTGGAAACGAACTGTAATTATTAGTATAAACACCCATTTATTTTATTATTTGTGAAGTTGATCCTTCGTTATTATATTTTTTCATACCCAATGCTATTTTTCTAATACTGTTTTGAGAAACAGGTCTATAATTATTTTTGTTACAAGCCATAATAGCTAATCCAGAACTTATAGAAGCATCATGCTTTGTTCTATCAGATATATTAAACTTGCTCCAATCTTCTAAAGTTCTTTGAAAATACATGTCACCCATGTTCTCATTTAACATACCTACGTAATTTTCTATATAAGACTCAATAGCTGATGCATGAGCTTGTTTAACATCTTCACTAGAGTTAGGTATACCACCTATTTCTTTTTCAGTTACCGATAGTTTATTCCAAACTTTGTCTGGTCTGTTTATGCTTAAACCTCTGTATCCTCTTCTTTTGAAATAGTAAAGAAGTCTAGGTTTATTATTTTCAGCTAATATAGGCATTCCATAAAATACACAAGCCATTAAAACATCTTCAAAGAATATCTCAGCTGTCTCTGGCCTGGATATATATTCTAAAAAGAAATGATTAGGAGGAACATCCTCCATGCTAAACTTAGTTAATCCATGTAGCGATCCATTAGAGCCTTTCCCATCGACAGTACCACTAATATCATAAGAGTCGCAACCAAATGCTCCGATATGATCATTTCCAGCTTGTTTAAGTCCATTTCTTATTATTATATTGTTTTGCAAGTCTTTATGTGGGATCCAAGTTATTTTAAATCTACCATTTACATTTGGATAAAACAAAACTTTTGTATCTTTTACTCCATTTTCCCATCCAAAATTTCCAGTAGAAACTTTAGCAGAGTTATTTAAGTCTTCGTTATAATCTATTTGCTGATATATTTTAGTAAGATTAAATAGCGACTGTCTTGCTTCGTCTCTGAACGCGTGTTTTTCAGTTCTAGGAAACTGTCTGTAATATTCATTTAAACTATCTTGATCGTCTTTTAATCCTTCAACTTCGTTTTCCCAGTGTTCGATGACACCTGTGTCAATTGGGATATTATCAATTCCGAGGACTCTATCTTTTGGTGTAGTGAATACAGGTAATCCAAAAGTATCCATGAATCCTTCGTAGTTCCACTCCATAGGGATGAAAAGAGAATAGAGTCCGCTAGCTGTCTGTCCGTTTCTATTTCTTTTTGTAACATCTGAAGAGTAGTATAATTTTTTGAAGTTGTTTCCACCTTTATCTAATGCGTTTGAAGTTGAGCCCATCATACACTTACCTACGATCCTACGTCCCAGTCTTAGTGTAGTTTTTGTGACTCTCCAGTTATTTAATATGTTATCAGGTCTTTCCCATTTACCGCTTTCATCGTGTGCTAGTATTTTTAACTTTTCACCATCGTAAGAGTTATCTCCTGTGTTTTTCCAATCTATAGTTGTATCTAATCCTTGGAGTTCTGCTAATTTTACGTTATCATCTAGTTTACGTCTAGTAAGCTTTGAAGCTGGGACTCTATACGCCAATTCGGTTTTAGGACGATCCATACCATCTTGGATCGGTTTGAAGAAAAACGGATAGTTAACGGATATCGGGACAACTTTATCTGTGAACATCTTTTTAGCATCTGCTCCAGACTTCGAAAGGATGCCGAATCTGGCATCACTAGATATTGTGGCTTGGTTGACAAGTTCTGCTGAGGACATAAAAGAAAATCCAGACCGTCTGTTTTTAAGATAGCACATCCCATAACATCTATTATCTGCTTTACATGCTTCCCAAAATATAAAGAAGAGTCTATTTGCTTCTCTATAGTCAGCCGCTCCGACGTCGATTTTTGACCACTGCAAATACATGTAATGAGTACCAGTGATGTAAGTAGGCATACCGTTATTATAAAACCAGTAACCGTCTGATCTACGTTTAAATTCTTCATCTATATAATCGTACCATTCTTCTTTAAAATCTGCAGGATATTCTTCCCAGTCAAATCTTGTTTTTATTCTAGCTAGTTCTTTTGGGTATTCTTGTTTTTCCCAATATTGTTCCTCTTGCTTTTCGCTTCGTTTAAAGCATTCATGCTCCGCTGGTAATGCAATACGGAGGTTTTGAATTTCAATGATCTGTCCAATTTGTCCAGTTTTACTAATAACTACAAAATCATAATCTGCGTTGTAACCATATTCCCACTTTTTTAATCTATTTTGTTTAGATAATAACTTAGGGTTTACAACATTTTTTGCTTCTTTCCAAAGAGTTTGTTGGTAACTCATTTACTCCTCCCTTCAGCAAACTTAAATATTCTTTCTT